GTCACACTAGCAGATGCAACATCATCAGCCAATGCAACTGTTGCTGGTTTTGTTAAAAATGCAATCGCAAATGGTTCATATGGTTTTGTATACTCAACCGGTCTAGTTGAAGATTTGAATGCATCAGGTCTAGGTAACTCTGGTGATATTATTTTCCTATCAACAACACCAGGTCAGGTAACTAATGTGGCACCAACCGGACAGGCCAATACTGTTGTTCAGATTGGTAGAATACTATCAAATAGTTCTATAAATGGTAAGATTCAAGTTATACCACAGTTAAGACAAGCATATGGTAGAACAGACGGATCGGTATTGTATGCTCTCGCTAACAATATAACTGCAAGTAACACATTGAATATTAATGATACCACTGGTAGACTGAATGTTTCAAGTACAATCTATGCCGCAAATGGTATCATATATAATTCAAGAGGTTATCCAGCAGCACAAACTGCGATCACCATCAATTTCGTTACCGATACTTGGGTCAGATCAAACTGTGCAGCACCAGTGACAATTACTCCTAGTAACTTTGCACCTGGAACTCAAGTGGACGTTGTATTGACCAATACCTCAACCGGCGGTGGTGCAGCACACAATATCACACACGGATGCTCTGCATTGAACTCATCTGTTGGTGCAACTACATTTAGTTTGGGTGGAACAACAACAGCAATTCTAAGATATTATTCTTTTGGTAGTGACTTGGCAAACACATATGTAGCAATTACTTACTCATAATATTATGGCATACAAAAATCTTATCACATATAATTCAAAAGTATCTCAAGTTTCACGAGACTTTTATTCTCCTAATGCTTCGGTGAGTGGGAAACCATTATCTACTGTATATGCATTTTTGTCCAGAGTTGATCCATGGTCCGACAATAATTTTCCTGTTCAGCCAACACAAGATCAGCAGTATTTGAAGAGTGTATTTGGTAATATGTTTGTTGCCAAGAAAATTACTTCAAATAATATATCACCTGTCATTCAAAGAATAGATTGGGTATCCGGAACAACATATCAACACTATCAAGATGATATTGATATGTTTGCGACAGATACGAATGGATTTTTAATTTATAAGTTTTATGTTAGAAATAATTACGATCAAGTGTTCAAGTGTCTATGGAACAATAATGACAGTCCATCTACTGTGATGCCGATGTTTCAGCCTGGAGCATTTGATTCAAATGATATATACACAGGATCGGATGGATACAAGTGGAAGTTTATGTATACTATCGATTCGGGTAGTAAAAGTAAGTTTATGGATGTAAACTGGATGCCTATTTCAGTGAGTGCGAATGCTTCACCCAATCCAGTAAACACCAGTGCAGGATTTGGTGACATTGAGGTCATCAATGTAACAAACAGTGGTTCAGGTTACGATGCAGTTAATACAACAATCGTAGTTAGTATCACAGGATCAAATACATCACCTGCGGCAGCCAATGTTGTAGTATCAAACGGTGCCATCTCTGATATTATTGTTAGTAATCCTGGTAAAGATTATACATCAGCAAATATTTCTATTGTATCCTACACATCTTCAAACCTATCCTTTGTTTCACCAACTGGATCTGGTGCTACAGTGATTGCGTATGCATCACCTATTGGTGGACATGCGTATGATCCAATATCAGAGTTGGGAACAAATCATACAATGTATTCAATCGAATTTAATGGTTCTGAAAATGGAAACATACCAACAGATATTGAATATTATCAGATTGGATTAGTTGTTAATCCCTCAGCACAAAGTTCTAGTCCGGCAAATGCGTCTATATATAAAATCTCCACTGATTTCTTTGTTGCTGTAGGCCTAGGTTCATTTGTCAATGATGAGATAGTATATCAAGGAAACTCACTTGAGACTGCAACTTTTACTGCGACCGTATTAAGTTTTGATAATACAACGGGTATTATTAACCTAATAAATACAAAAGGTACACCGTTAGTAAACGCTTCTGTGTATGGAAACACTTCAAATACTGTAAGAACTCTTTTATCAGTTAACACTCCAGATTTTATTCCATATTCAGGTTACATATCATACATAGAAAACAGATCAGGTATTCAAAGAAGTCCTGATGGTATAGAACAATTTAGATTTGTTGTACAATATTGATTAAGGAACAAAATGACTATTAATTTTAATACGGATCCATACTATGATGACTTTGATTCGTCCAAGAACTATCATCGTATTCTTTTTAAGCCAGGATATGCTGTTCAAGGTCGTGAGTTAACTCAGTCTCAGACCATTCTACAAAATCAAGTCACCAGTTTTGCTGACAATATTTTCAAACAAAATACATCCATTTCTGGCGGTCAGATTACATCTAACTTTACATGTAGTTACATCAAACTGCAAACGACCTTCAATAACGCAGCCATCGATGTTAGTAAGTTTCTAAATCAAAATGTAACAGACTCTACCGGAACAGTTTTAGCTAAAGTTATTGCCGTTGTTGCATCAACAGGTACATCTGGAGTAGGTGACCCACCAACTCTTATTGTTACATATCAATCAGGTAGTCATTTCACTGATAATTCAACAGTTTATGTTATAGGTTCAAATATTGCAGCACAGACTATTGTTACTGCATCAACCGGTCTATCATCTGTTGCTTCTATTGCTCAAGGTATTTTCTATGTTCTTGGTAACTTCGTTCAGGTTAATCCATCAACAGTAGTATTAAGTAAGTATAGTAATACTCCAACTCTAAGATTAGGATTAACTATATCCGAATCAGTTGTCAACTATATTTCAGATTCGTCTCTTCTTGATCCTGCTATTGGTGCTTCTAATTATCAAGCACCTGGTGCAGATCGATATCAGATTAGTCTTACACTATCTACCAGACCTGTAACATTAGGTGACGATTCTGATTTTATCGAATTAGTCAGATATGAAAATGGTGTATCAAATAAACTAGTAGATAGTACAGTTTACAATGTTATTGATGATTACTTTGCCAAAAGGGATTATGAAACGAATGGTGATTATGTTGTAAATAATTACAAACTAACACCTAAAACAAATACTGATTCTACGAAATATACATTAAGTATTGGTAAAGGTTTAGCCTACGTTCATGGATACAGATTAGAAAATCTTTCACCTGTTGATCTTGTATCACCAAGAGCCAGAACAACTGCATCACAGAATAATAATCCAGTGTATGTCAACTATGGATCATATTTTTACGTCGATTCAGTACGTGGAGCAAACTCAACATTCTTTGACACCACAACAAATCAACAAATTGATCTACATTGTGTTCCTGTTGCAAATGTAAATGTGAGTTCTGCGTTGGCATATAGTTCAACAGTCGTGGCTTCAGGTTATATTCGCAATCTGGAATATGATCATAATACATCAGATGCAAACACAGCATCTTATGTGTATAAGGCCTACGTAACTGACCTTCAAAATCAAGTACTATCTGCAAATGCTGTATCTGCATCAACAAATACTATTACTTTACCTTCAACATATTCAACATCAAATAGTGCTTATGTTGGTGTAAACATTAGCATTACCACAGGAACCGATGCGGGTGATTTTAGAACCATCACTTCATACAATGGTGTAACCAAAGTTGCGACCGTCAATCAAAACTGGACAATTACTCCTGATACCTCATCCGTATTTGCATTAAACTTTGATACAAAAGATATTGAAACAGTTGTCGCTGCAAATAAAACTTCTTATCCAGCAGTCATAGATTCTACTGCCAATATTAATCCAGAAGGTAAAACAAATGGTTTATCAACCGGTAGTACTATTCTAGAAAACCCAAATACACCTGAGTTGATTTTTCCAATAGGAAGTCCATACGTTGCATCACTAAGCGGAACATCATATACAACTCAACAGTTGTGGAGAAATATTTCATTCACATCAACAGGTTCTGGCGTATCCGCACAGTTAAGTTATCAAGGTGACTATCTAGGAGTTATTCGTCATTTTGGTGCAGTAAACTCAACTATAAGTTCCGATCTAGTTAAAGAAAACTACATCATTGTTGTGACCAATAAAGGTTCAAACTCAACAATCAATGTAGGTGATATTGTACCTTGGACAACAACAGGACGATCTATAGCACTTAACTCAGATGGTTCTGTGGCCACTATTGCTGCTACTGATTTGACTCCATTCAGTGCTACCATTTTTGCTCGTGTGTTTGTTGAGAATGCAGATAATTCTGGTCATATTCTCAAATACAAAAATCTAATTACAGCAAATACTTCTACAGTTAACCTGTCGGGTACGCAAGTTAACACCAATACATTTGTCGATAATACACCGTTAACATCAACAGGTCAGGTGTATATTCAAAATGCAGGCGTGGTTGCATCTGGAAGTAAACAGAGTTTGTATCTATCCGATGTTAAAACAATTGTTAAGATTATTGATACAGGAAGTCCATCAACTGTTCCTACCCTTTCAATGTTATCGGATACAACGCATGATGTAACCAACAATTTTACTTTTGATAATGGTCAGAAAGATTCTATCTATGATCATGCATCCATCACATTGAAACCTGGTGCACCTAAAGTAAAAGGTAACTTATTAGTATTACTAAACTATTATCAACACACTGGTGGTGACGGATACTTCACATTGACTTCATATGTCAATTCACCTATGCCGGATGATTACAGACAGATTATTCCATATACAAGTAAACATGGCGTAACCTATCAACTGAGAGATTGTATTGATTTCAGACCATCACGAGTGAATGCTCAGGCAGCATTTGCACTGCGATATTCAAACTCAAGTGATACTACAAAATATGGCACATTTATTCCTACAGATTTAACTACATTTGTAGGTAATTACTCCTATTATCTTGGACGAATTGACAAACTCGTATTGAGTAAAGACAATAGTTTTTCAATCATTCAAGGTTCACCATCACTAAGTCCTATTGTTCCTGCTGAACCAGATGGTTCACTGGTGATTGCCACACTCACACATAATCCATATACAGGTTTCTTGCCTACAGAAGCACCCACTGGAACATTGGCTGACCTTTCTATTATTCGCATCAAACATAAACGATATACAATGCAAGATATTTCTGGTTTGGATGATAGAATTACCAATGTAGAATATTATACATCATTGAATCAGTTAGAACAAAAGGCTCAAGCATTACAGATTTCAGATGCATTTGGATTGAATAGATTTAAGAATGGTATCATGACCGATAACTTCTCAAGTTTCGCAACGGCTGATACTTATAATTCTGACTATTATGCTGCGATTGACACATTGAATCAAAGAATGACTGCCGTACAAAATGTTCAGAATTTCCCATTGAAGTCATTGTCTCTTGTGTACAACATGGGTAAAATCCAGGCAAATACTTCATCGACAGTATTAGGATATGGAGTTAATCCTGATGGTCTAATAAACTATTTCAGTTTACCATATACAACTGCAAATGTTATCACACAACAGTATGCTTCTAGAACAGTTAATGTCAACCCATTCTCTTTCAGTTTGAATCAAGGTACACTATCACTCACTCCAAATATGGATAACTGGGTTGATACTACTGCGGCACCCTCATTATTGATTACTGATCCAAACCTTCAAGTATTTCAATCAACCGGTGGTTCTTTGAATGTGTTACAGGCAGGTAACTGGCAGACAGTTTCAGGTACGTCTACAACAACATCAAACTCTGTTGTTAACCACGGCGCATTTAATGGTCCGTTTGGTAATATCGTTGGATATACACAAACATCAACGTATACTGATCTAACACGTCAACAAACTAATATTGTAGGTGCATATACAAATATTGGAAATACTTATGCACAGAATAATGGTTATGTTACCAACGTATCTATTCTACCATACATTCGTTTCCAAGA